CTGCTCTCGGGACGCCGCGCGATCGATCCCGAGTTGCAGGCGACGTGACGGGCGATCGGCGATGGGCGCGGCGACGTGCCTACGCTGAGCACGGCCACGAATCCGTCCGAAGAGCCGTGCTTTTTTGCGTCGTCGGCCTCCTGGGCCGACGCGACGCTGGACGCCTGGGACGCGATCTTGCTGACGATGCCGGGGAACTTGTCCAGCAGCGCCGTCAGGGCGTCGGCCGTCGGCTCCACGACCACGTCGAACGTCATCGCTCTGGCGGCGGTGATGACCTTCGACTTGTCGGCCGCCATCGTCCCGACGTACCGCTCGTAGGCGGCCGCCGAGGGGCGCTTGAAGGCGACGCTGAAGCCGGCGGACGGGAAATCCACCTCCCAGATCTCGCCGTGGGTCTGCTTGAGGGAAGCGATCTTCTCGGGGGTGAGTGCCATACGGACGTTACCCCGATTAGAGGGCTACGATGCGGAGCGGAGACGCGACTCGGCACGTCGACGCACCGCCGACTCGCGCTTGGTCTTGTTCTCACAGATCCGGCAGACGGCGTACTCGAGCAGTCGCCTAGGATTCCACCGAAGGATTGCGTTCAATCCAGAGAACTTATGCCCTTTGGGGCAGTGGGTCCGGGCCCCGTTCTCGTAGCGCCACGGACCGGGCCTGACGACCTTGCGCCCGTTCGGCCCTCGCCTCTTGCGCCTCCTGGCGTTGAGGCACTCTCGGCAGGTCCGCGCCTGCGTCGGCCGGCCGGCCGCCGTCACGCGGTTGTGAACTACCGTGTTCGCCTCCGTGTACTCGTGGCCCTGCGGGCAGTGCGTCTTGGCCTTGAGCTTCGCCGTCTGCGCCCTCGCCCCGGCGGAGCACTTCGCCCGGTACTCTGGGTCGTCCCAGAGCGCCGAGAACTTCTTCCGGACGTCGGGCTTGGCCCGATAGGCCTTGGAGCGCACGGAGCGCTCGATGCCGTCGGGGGTCAGCTCCTTGGTGACCTTGGCGACCTTCGGTGGGGCAACAACGGCCTTGATGGCGACGTGTTCGACGACCCTCGCGGCGAAAGCCTTGAGGCTCTCCGCCTGTCGATCCGGATCGTCGAAGAGCGCGGTCGACTCTTCCCGCCTCACCTGGAAGGTCTCGCTGATCCTGGAGCAGACCTTCTCGCGGTATCCGGGCTGCTCCCATTGGTTCGGCCTGGGGCCGTGGATGTACGCAGCTCCCCCGCGCTGGATGTTGAAACCCTTTTCGGGGTTCGTCGTGTCGTAATGGGCGATCCACTTCTCCTCGGCCGCGTTGGCGGCCTCGAGGGTGTCGACCGTCTCGAGGGTCTCGTGCGAGAAGGCGTCGCGCCCGTACTTCCGGATCGCGTTGTACCAGTGGCTCTTGCTGAACTTGGCACGTCTGGCCTGCGAGACGTGCTGGTCCCAGCGCTGTCTCCAGGTCTTCTTAGTCAGGCCGACATAACGCCGGCCCGACTCGACGTGAACGTGGCAGTAGATCGTCCAGACCCGCTTCGGAGACGACTCGGTAGGTTCCATTCAGAACCGTACCGAGTCGATACTTCCACTAGTCCTTGGAACCTTGGCCGACCTCGATGCCGCTCAGCCACATTTCACTGACGTTGAGATCGACCTTCACGCTGTCGGGCTCCTCACCCGCCGCGAAGCCCTGGTCCCCCTTGTTGATGGTGAGGCCGACGAGCTTGTCGGTCGTCACGGGGGCCGTGCCGAACGAGAAGGAGTGGACGATGTCGAACTCCTTGAGCGTCGGGTCCGCGCCGCCCTGGGCCAGGTCCCCGAAGAGCTTCATGAACTCCTCGCGGAGCATCTCCATCGAGGCGGTGAAGGTGATCTGGCCGGCCGTGTACCCGATCGGGGTCCTCGGCTGGCCGTAGACGGGCTTCTTCTTGGACTCGAACGAGTACGAGAGGGCCTTGAGCGTGTAGTACCTCTCGCCGTTGATCGTGAATCGGGAGGAGCTGAAGTCCGGGCGGATGCCGTTCGTCTTGGTAGCGAGTGCCATTTTCAGACTCCCCTCGTGAAGCCGATGTCGTAGGCGATGAAGCTCGCGTAGCCCCTGCGGAGCTCGCGCACGGAGCCGACGAGGGAGCCGGACGTCAGGACGTTGTTCGCCCTGTTCACGGTCCCGAAGGCGGCGACGACGTACTTGGTCTGGACCAGAGCCTCGCGGAGCCGGCCGGTGAGGTCGGCGTCGATGGCCTCGGCCTGCGGGTCGCTGAGGCTCCCGGTGCCGTCGGTCTTGAGGTCGAGGTCCCGGTTGAGCCAGCCCGTGAGGGCGTCCCTGGCGACCTTCGCGCCGAGGTCCGAGACCCTGCAGAACTGGTGCTCTGAGTAGTCCGAGCCGCTGGCGGCCATGGTGGGCCCGCGGGTAATGAAGAGGCCCTGGCGGCCCGGGATCGTCCGGAATGTGACGAACCGCGCGCCGTCGAGCGTCACGACGTCGGCCGCGCTGAGGTAGCTCTTGCGGACGCGGCTCGGGAGCGGCCCGCCGCGCACCTCGCCCGGGTGCTTCTGGGGCGTGATGTTCGCGACCCTCGCCCCGTAGGTCGAGGCGCAGGGCCTCTTGTGGATCAGGCCCGAGATCGGGCTCATGAGGTCGACGGGATCCTGCGCGACGAGGACGCCCGAGTCCGAGAAGCTCGCGAAGGCGGTGACCATCGAGGCCGCGGTGACGAACGGCGCGTCCACGACGGCGCGGTAGGAGCGGCCGGCGAGGCGGGCCGTGGCGACCGAGGAGCCGGCCGCCGTCGCCATGTTGGCGCAGGCCGTCGCCTTGGCGGCGTCGTTGGCGCCGGTCGGCATCCCCACGACGAGCAGCGTCCCGAACTCCCTCGAGTCGACGAGGAGGGCGGCGGCAGCCGTGCCGAAGTTGGCCGTCGAGAAGTACGGGGCCGTGCAGTCGATCGAGCACGTGTCGCCGACGACGTAGGAGCCGGCCGCCATGGCCAGCGTCAGGCCGGTCGTCCCGAGGACGATGGTGGCCGCCGAGGCGACCGGGGCCGCGTAGGTGTTGCCTCCGTCGATCGAGATCGAGATCTGCGACGTGCCGAGGATGCCGGCCGTCGTGACGGCCGTGCGGACCCGGTAGTCGTCCTTGGGCGTGCCGGTCGCGGTGATCAGCGGGGACGAGCCCGCGTAGGCGGGGGTCCCGGCGACGCCGGCGACGTCCGAAGTCGGGCTGATGAAGTAGCAGGCCCCCGACTCGGCGATCTGCTCGGCGCAGGCCTCCACGCCCGGGCCGACGCCGCGCGCGGCGACGAGTGACGGAAGATCGACGTAGAGCTCCATGACGTTGGCTGCCCCGGAGCTGGAGTAGCCGACGACACAGTTGATGCTGTCAGTCGACGCAGGCGCGACTGCGGCCGCTCCGTCGACGGCCGTGACTTTGACGTTCGGAATCGGCATATCAGCGCTCCTGCGCCCAAGCGGGCGCTGGTTGGTTCAACGGGGGGCGGCCTCTCCCGGACGCGGGACGGCATTCCGGAGCTCCTCGCGGGGAGGGCCGGCTATGTCGGGCCGTCGGGGCGCCTCAGGCGCGCCGGAGAGGCGGAGTGGCTAGGAGTGGTCGAAGGAGGGAGTGACGGACCCGACCGTGGTCGCCTGCGCGGTGAGCGGCTCGAAGTCGACGATGTCGGCCCCGAGGAGCTCCGGCAGCGACTGGACCGGGATCGGGATCCGGACCGAGACGGTCTGGAGGATCACGTAGCCCTTGGCGCCCTTGTCGCGCAGCGGGTGCTCGGCGCCCCCGACGGAGAAGGTCCCGAGGGCGGACGTCCGGAGGGCGGTGAGGAGCGCCTGGCGGAGCCGGTAGGCGTGGTCGAACGACCTGCCGTAGACGTGGAGCACGAACGTCGTGTCGAAGGCGCCGAGCGTCGTCGCGGGGTCCTTGGGCGCGTCCGGGCTCCACGCCTCGGAGGCGAGGATCCAGGTGTACCGCGGCGGGGCCATCGCGTCGGTGAGGTGCTCCGATCCGAAGAAGGACGGGCCGCACTTGGCGAGCAGACCTGCGACCTCGGCGAAGTAGTCGTTGACGGCGAGCGACGGAGTAGTCGGCATCAGGACCTGTCCCAGAGCTGCCCGAACCGTTGCCGCAGGGCCGCGTTGATGGCGTCCCTCCACTTCGGCGGGAGCTTTCCGCCCTTCGGCAGCATGGACCTGGCGGGGAGCCGCCAGCCCCGGTTGAGGCCCTTGCGCTCGTCCTTCGAGAGGGCCTTTATCTGCTTGCCGGAGATCGACTTCCCGTTGTGCGTGACGCGCCGGGCCCCCCGCTGGTGCGCGTTGGCGTGCGGGAAGTTGACGCTAACCCTCGCGAGCGCGGCCTCGACGGCCTCGTGCAGGCTGCTCGAGGCGACGCGGAGCGGGAGCCCCTTGTTGCGGGTGTTGGGCGAGAGCTTCCTCCAGGCGCGGCCCGTCGGGTTGCGTCCTGCCGAGATGCCCTCCTCGGCGAGGTCGGTCATCGTCGTCGCTACGTCCTGGATCGCGCCGCGCTGGAACTCGCCGCTCGAGAGCCGGTGGATCTTGCCGATGATGGAGTCGAGCTTGGCGAAGGCGCGCCCGTTACCAGCCACGCCGAACCTCCGACGAGAAGCTCGGGGCCGCCTCGACGGCCGCGGGGGTGCTGTCGACGATGGACGGCGAGCCGTGCTTGGCGAGCCGCTCCAGGGTCGCGATCGCCTCGTCGCGCCGGTCCCGCCAGACCGAGGTCCCGGCGGCGTCGGGGTCGTGGCCGATGATCGAGAGGACATCCCACGCGACCAGCTGACTCACGGCGATAGTGAGCGACGACCCCCACGAGACGAGGGGGAGCTTGTAGAACTGGCCCAGGTGGTCCTCGGCGAAGGACGACCGCATCGCGATCATGCTCGCCAGGACCGTGGGCGTGATATCGGTCCGCCCCTCGTAAAGCGCGGGGCTCAGGCCGACGAGGGCCAGGTCGTCTATCGTCGCGTAGGAGGGCATTGGCTACAGTGCTCCGAGGACGGCCTTCGCCTGCCGCTGGGTGAGGCCGGCTCCCCTGACGAGCTCGTCGAGGTCCGCCCCTGCGAGGTCCTCGAAGACCGTGTAGTGGGCGACGGCGAGGAGGTCGCGGTGCGGGAAGGTCGAGGGGAGCGGAGTGCCGGGCTGCTCCGCGAGGTTGGAGAGCAGCACGGCCGCCGCGGCAGGCAGCCCCGTGGCCGTCGCCGTCCTGATTGCCGAGATTAGGTATCGGCGGTACGCGAGGGCCATCGGGCGTCAGCGCTTCTTCTGCGGAGCGGGCCGGACGGCCTCGGCCGTCCGGGCAGGCTGCTCCGCGGGCTTCTCGGACTCGGCCCGAGCCTTCGCCTCGGCGCGCTCGCGCGCACGCAGGGCGTGGAGGCTGGCGGGGAACAGGGCGGGGACTGAGGCCATGTCGGACTAGTTGCTGACCAGGGTCACGACGCCGTTCTTCGAGCACCCGGGCATGTTGGGCACGCGGTACGGCGCGAAGTACGAGAACCACGCCATGATGTCGCTGTTGGTCAGCGGGTCGCGGAACTCGTTGACCTGCGGGGCCCCGTTCGCCCAGAGGACGAGCGCGCCCTTCTTGATGAACATCGACGTGTACTTCGGGTGCACGGCGTCGGTGACGTCCTTGGGCATCCTGTCGGAGACGATCGTCGGGATCCCGAGAACCGTCGGCAGGCCGCCCTCGCGGGGCGACTCGATGAGCAGCGGGCGGCCCAGCGTGTCGTTCAGGCCGTAGAGGTCGCCGAGGACCTTGGAGTGGATGCAGAGCGCGGCGATCCCGTCCTGCTCGTCGCCGTACGCCATCTTGCCGAGGATCATCGTCGGCAGGTCCAGCGTCTTGGGCGTGGTCGCGTTCCACACCGAGATCTTCTGGCCGGCCGGGAGGCCCGTCGCGTTCACCGCGGCGGCGAGGAGCTGCGCGTCCCACTCGCGCTGGATGGTCTCGAGGATCTGGCGGCCGGCTTCCGAGTAGGGGTCGGCGAACTTCGCGGCGAGCTCCGCGAAGCGGGTGATCTGGATCGCGTTGCCGACCTGGACCACGGTCGCGGTCTCGCTGTCCATCGTCAGGGCCGCGGGGACGAGCGGCGAGCCGTCGGCCACGGTCTGGGCCGCGGCGAAGGCGTTGAACCTCGGGATCGTGACGGTGTCGCCGCCGCGCGCCGAGTCCGGGAGCGACGTGTTGACGGTGACGGCGCCGGTGCCGAGGAGCGCCTTCTGGCCGGCAAAGCCCTGCGTCAGGACGTCGGCGAGGATCTGGGGGACGAAGAGGTTGGACTTGAGGGTAACGGTCATTGGGGGCTCCTAAGGAAGCTCGAAGGAAGTGGGGTTCAGCGGCCCGCGCGCGACTTGTGATCGGCGAGGAGCGCCTCGAAGGCCGCGGGGTCGGAGAGCTTGAGGGCGTGCTTCGCCATGGGGGTGAGGTCCTCCCAGCGGCCGGCGGCGGACGGCTGCAGGACGGCCTTGTCGACCAGTCCGGCGACGGGGGCGGCGACCGCGGCGAAGGCCTTGAGGCCCGCGAGGTCGCAGCTCTCGGCCCACGGCCGCATGGCCGGGGTGATCTTCCGCTCGGCCGTGAGGCGGTCGACGATGGTCCGGCGCTCGGTCGCGAGCTTGACGCCCTCGAGCTCGGCGACCCGGGCCTGCGCGGCGGGGAGGGCCTCGGCCGCGAGCTTCCATGCGGTCACGACGCCGAGGGCCTCGGCGCGGGACCTGGTCGCGGTGAAGGCGCGGAGGCCCTGCCTCACCGGGTCGCACGCGGCCTGCTCGGAGGCGGGCGGGGGAGCGCCCTCGGCGGCCGACTCGGTGAGGCTCTCGCCGCACTGGTTGCAGAACTTGGAGCCGCCCGGGTTGACCGCGCCGCACTCGGGGCAGGTCACGTCGGCGGCCTGCTCGACGGGCTTGTCGGCGGGCGGCGGGGGCGCGGCCTCGGCGGCGGGCTTGTCGTTGGCGGGCGGGGGCGGAGCCGCTAGCGCGGCCTGATCACGGACGGTCATGTGACTCCTGGCCATTGCGGCGAAGGTCGTGAGCGACGCTGAGTTGCGGACGGCCACGGCTCCCGCGTCGGCGGGGAGCGGGACCACGGAGATCTCGTAGAGCTCGCAGTCGGAGAGGACGGCGACCTCGCGCCCTGCGACGGTCTCGTAGGCGACCGTGTGCGGGCGGAACCCGACCGACACGGCGTTGAGGTAGCCGCCGGCGAAGGCCTGGTAGACCCTCTCGGCGAAGGGGTTGACCGAGGCCGGCGCGAACTCGATGGTCGCGAGGAGGGAGTCGCCCTCGACCCGGACGTTGCTGGCCTTGCCGATCGGGAGCGTGTCCTCCGGGCGGACGTTCTCGAGGATCCCCGAGTGGTCGGCGTGCCCATAGAGGAGGACCGGGTTGGAGGCGAACCTCGAGAGGTCCCAGCTCGCGTTGTCGACGCGCGCGCCCTGCTGGTTGACGCCGGCCGTGCAGCACACGACGTCGAACGTCCTGCCCCCCTGCCGGGAGCCGACGGACGTCGCAAAGCGCACGAGTCCGCCGTCCCCGTCGGCTGGGGCCGTCCTGTGTTCGGTCATTGGGTGTCTCAGTTCAGAGGACGAGGCTTCGAGGGGCGCCGTTCGGGTTGAAGGGCGCTGAGCTCGTCTTCACGTAGTCAGGCATTTGGTTCGTCTGGGCGAGTTGACCGCCCCAGACGTGGATCACGTCTCCAGGAGAGCCGCTCAATAGGCCCGTCCCGATGCCCGCCGCCGAGGCGAGAGCGCCCGCAACGGCCGACACATAAAACCGCCGCCACTGAGTGGTGAGTGCCACAGCCTTGGTGACCGACGATCCTCCCCGGTTGTTTACGACGAGGTTGATGGTCTTGGTCCCCGAAGGCACCTTGAGCCAAATCGCGAACGCCCACGCCAGTCTGGGATCCACTCCGAGGAAGTCCCTCGCTAGGTACGAGTGCCATCCGGTCGAGGTATCCCAGGTGTATGCCCAAGCCGTGGAGCCGCCGAGTGGGTCAGTGATGCCCCCTGCCGTGCCGCCCCCAGTACCGCCGATGTACTTGCCTGAGCTATAGTCTTCGCTCCAAACCTGGAGGTTCTGCCTCGTGTCGCGACGGCCCACGCCGGACGTTGCACCCGAGGCCACGTAGGGGCTCGGGGTCGTTTGATCTGGAAGGGCTGCTTCGAGCTGGGCGCCGAAGGTCGTCATGGCAACCGAGCCGTTGCCCTGGTAGGTCAGAGCGGTCCCGACGTTGGCGACGTAGAAGCGGACTTCTGCCAGGGAGGTCACCCGGTAGAGAAGCCATGCACGGGACCACGCCGGGTTATCCCGGCAGACCTCGACGCCTCCCGAGATCCCTTGCGTCGCAAGCGTGCCATTCGTCCCGGTGACGATCCCCGTCGAGGGGTCGAACCCGGCCGAGTTCCCGCCGCCGTTCGGCGCGATCCCGACGCACGTACGCGCGCTGCTCTTGAAATGGAACGAGGCAATTGCCCACGACCCAACGGGGACGGGAGTTCCCGGGATCTGGTTGAGTAGGTGGGAGGCCGCGCCGCCGTCGGTCGTCTCGGTCCAGCGGGTTGCCCCAGTGCCCCCGAAGGGATCCGACTGTCCCGTGGTGGGCGTGAGGTTCTGAGGGGCCGCCCAAGGGGAAGCGGTCATCCCACCCGACTGGAGGAATAGGTTCGTGACGGTGCCTCGGGGTGCCATTCAGGCCGCCTTGCTTCGCGGTGCGCCGCTAGAGTTGGCCGGGGCCGAGGTCGTGTCGATGTTCGGCCCCATTTGGTTCGACCGTTCCAGTTGCTCTCGGTAGATGTGGAACACGTCTCCCGAGGTCGCCCCTGCGAGGCCGACGGGGTCGGGATCACAGCCTGAGCAGAGGATTCTTTTGCGGCGGCAACGCGATCGCGTGATCCGGGCGTGACGATCGGAAGCGAGTAGGGTCCGCCCTCCGAAGAGGAGGTACGGCTGTGGCGAAGCAG